ACGGCTGCTGTACGTTCCTTTGTTGACAAGGAAGTACCTTTTAGTTTGTTATATAACAAATCAAGTTCAGCCCTCTCTTTTGTAGAATCAGAAATAGCTTTTTTACGAGCCAATGCCATTTCTTGCTCAGCACTAAGTAATTCTTTTATTGCTTCTTTTGCTTTAAATAATTCAGTAACCCAATCAACCACTTTATCCCCATATAGGGTTAACAAGGTAATTCCAACTGTTAAAGCACTTTGCCAACTAAACAAAGAAGATACCGCTTGCTTCCACACAGGAGTAGCCGATTGTCCCGATTTCTTTAATAGCTCATACTCTGTTCTCGCCCGCCTAATTTCATCGGCTAAAATCGGTAAGTTGTTACTTATAGCAGAGAAAAACACTTTTGGACCATAAGCCAAAGAAGGGAGCTCACGTCCTAGTTGTTGAATTGACATACTGAGTCCATTCCACTGCTTACCATAATTACCTACATTTCGTTGATGATTGCCAATTGTAGCATCAAGCTCCTTCATTTTTGTATCTGCCTGATTAATAGACTCAAGAAGTTTCTTCCCAAACGAAGATTTTCGTTCTTCTTCCGTCAACTCACGATAAGTCATTTTCATTCTAGACAAGGACTGTGATAACCCATTCATTGATGTAGCAGCAGCATTATCCAGCTTGACATTATTGTTTAACGTCTGTCTCACTTCTGACAATGCGGTTTTATGTGTCAGCAGTGAATTGTTAAGCTGTTCAAGCCTTCTTTGTTGAGTAGAAGATAAAGAAGATGATTCACTTTGTGATTTGGTTATCTTTTTAATTTCAGCATTAATCAGACGGATAGCATTCATTTCTTCTACCAGCCGTTTGACATTGGCATCCCTTGTTCCAAGAATATCGTTAATCTCGGTTCTCAAATCATCATAAGCCTTTGCCTGTGCTTGAATACTTGCAGTTTCAGCCGTATTAGTCTGTGTATTCACATTACCTGTCTGTGCAGGAATATCTACGGGGTTAGAAACTTTCTCCTGCGCTTGAACAATCTTTTCAGTAGCTTTATTGATTCGACTGACCGAAAGCATTATTTTCCCTTCCGCTGCCGCAATCTTATCTACCAATGTGTCGTATTGCCCTATCAGAGAGGTTAACTGAGACTGTAAGCCTTTAGCTATATCAATATCCACCGTGATATTAATACCTTTCAATGCTTTCTTGACATTCTCTATCTCATTCTTTAGTTTGCGCAACTTCTGAACATCACTGTCTACATTTGAAATAATACCTGCCATATCTATAATTTTTTTTCTATTTGTCTACCAGCATACAAGACACCATTAGTCATAATAACTTCAAACCCTTTGCTTTCGACATAGCTTGCATAAGGCTGACCGTTAGCCAAATAAAGCCCGTCTTTCGGTTTTTCAGAATATATAAGAAAATTCTCCGTATTCTTGACTGCATCAGGATGAGAACCGTCCGATTCCACCCACATATCCACTATCTTCCCATTACGAACAACACATCCCCCATTTGCGTTATTCAAATTTCCAGTCCTATTTTCATAAGTCCTGTTGATCTTTGCATTTTGGGTTGCATCTCTCCCTATTTGAGAAAGAGTATTGTAATACTCGTCATCTATACTTTCAAGTAATTCATCCAATCCAGATGTATCTCCTCTAAACTCCATTATTTTTTCATTTGCGCTAAGTTCGGCGATTACAAGTTGCCCAGCGATTTTTCAAGTGTTTAATATACGACAACGGAATAATTGTCGTGAATTTGTTTGAAGTGATTATTTTTTGAGATATTTTTGCCAAAAACATTAAAACGAATTATCATGGAAACGACATTAAACATTGTATCAATCATCATTATCGTATTCGGTATTCTTCAAATAATTCTGTTTTTCAAAGTATGGGGAATGACTAACAATGTAAGTGAAATGAAGAATATGATGGAGCAATTCCTAAAAAAAGACTTTCAAGATAAAGATAAATTCGAGCCAACAACAAGTAACATAACTAATAATATTGAACCTGATAAAGAAGATTTTCCATCTAATACTAAATTCTGTAAAGGAGATATTGTAATATACAAACCTGAAAATATGAAACTAACTGTCATTGGTTATATGTCTCCTAATATTTTTAAATGCAAGACTATGGATGGAATAGATAAAACATATTGTTTTCAAGAAGAATATTTAGATAAATCCAAATAATGCAAATAGCACCATTCAAAAAGCAAATGCAATAACTTCTTCATGCAGGATGCTTAATACTGAATTTGGGCTTTATTTTCACCCGAATGCAAAATTCCTACATTGTGATTTGATTTTTCGGATATTATAAGTAGGTTTGCGAATGCTAAGAAGTTAGCGGAGAAATTATAAAAGAGTATCCTATGGAAACAATTATAATTGAATTAATTAATTTCTTTAAAGAACTTATTGAAAACAAGAAATTAAGAAATAAAAAATACTTAGAAACTATTTTCAACACCAAAGTTAGTAGATGTAATAATCTAATAAATGAAACACATAACGACTATATATCATCCCTTTCAAAATACATAGATTATATAGAATCAAATGAAAAATTAAACAAAGAAATTTTCATGAAGTTAACTTCAAAAATAGTAAAAGATATGATTGCAAGCGAGCAATACAGAATTAGCTTATCTGTTACCACCACAACAGATAAGCTAAATGATAAAGTAAACGAATCTTTTAAATTCTTTTTCTGTCAATATGAATCATACATTTCACTAATTAATGATTATTTACAATACAAAAAAAATAGCATTCCCACAATATACGGAGTTCATCCTTGTGAAAAAGTACGTTGCACGAACGTTATTAGAAGAAGATTAATCTATGACCTAGAATCCGAATATGATAAGACTGCCAATAAAAACAAAAAAATAAGATTAATTATGATTTCTAAAATTGAGGAGTTAATTAACGAGTTAAATGAGAAATTCCAAGCAATTCAAACGAAATACGAAACGCTTGAAAATATTATAATAAAAATGAATTAAAGCCGGAATAACCTCCGGCTTTAATTTACCCTTTCCTTTTTACCATATCCTTACCAGATGTTTTCTTTACCCTTTCTCCATATACCATATGGAGCTTATCCATCTGCATTATTACCAAATTGCGATATGGAATCTTGTACACCACCTCTTCATATCCTAAATGTAACGAATCCATGAACGATGCAATCTGTCCGAGTAGACAGTTATTTCCCTCTACTTCTGTTTCGCTGCCAGACTTGCTACGTTCTTCACTAAAGCTGACAGCTTCATAAAATTTTCAACCGAAATCAATGAGAAAGCAATGGATAAAGCTTCTACATTTTCTTCAAATGTTCCCTTTGACAACTCCTCAAACAACTCATCATTTCCATTAATAAGCCAGGAAAGAGCATGTGAGGCATTGGGAGTATCTTTCATAGATAGAAATATGTCCTCTAAGTTCTCTATCTTTCCTACATTCGACAAATAGCTTGCTGCTCCAGCTATTTTATGAATAGTAGGAGGATAAATGATATACGATTTCCCATTCACTACCACAACTTTAAAATCATTGCCTATTATGGCATCTGAAACTATTTTTGCACCTTGATTCATATATCTTAAATTAAAAAAAGAGTGAAGGCAGTAAACACCACTTCCACCCTTTCAATTAAACGATCTTATTACCTTATCCTTCCGGAACAACTACTTCCGATTCGTCAAACCACTTCTCGGAAGCCAATCCATCTACACCCGTGGAAAGGGGAACGGCTGAAACAGCCAATCCGACAGCCTTATCGGTATTAGAGCCACGAGCATTGATAGCCGCTTTCGGGAACACAACATAAACTCCGTCTTTGGTTTTACCAATCACACATTTATGAATAGGCTTATACTTGCCTCTTTCCCAATTCTTTTCTGCGGCTTTACCACCTTGCAAATCAGCCTTTGTAGCATAATCATACTCGCCAATGGTAAAGTTGATTTTTACCTCACCCGGTTCGGACGTTTCCCGGTAATACTCACCCGTCAAAGCGTTTTTGTAACGAGTTACACTCGCCTCCGCTTCTTCGTACTGATACGTGTCACCGTGTACGTTCTTGACCCGCTTCGTTGCTGCATTCTTCAAGATGGCAGCTACTTCCGCACCTGTAAGCCCGGTTGCCGCTGCTGCAACCGTTTTAATAGGTTCTGCATAATACAGTTCGTCAATTTCTACTGCTGTAATCATAACTTTATTATTTTACATTTAATACTTCAAACAAAATTCTCACATTCACATAATGACACTTCAAAGCTGTGTCCGCTTCCGTACCGATTGATTCGATTGAGTAACGATAGGCTGTGTCGTCATAGGTGCTTACCACATCGTCGAATAACTTGTTGGCTTGCCTTTCAAGCTCATTCAGACGGATAGAGTTCGCTTCATTCTCACTCAAATTAGGCACACAGATATTTACCTCGGCAAAGGACTTCTTCCAATATATTTCCGGTTGTTGTTTCTTCGTGTGAATGACAATTCTTTCAGACTTCAATTCGCCCGTCAGGGTTTCCCCTACTGGTACTATATCTATCCTGAAAGCCTTGCAATCCCGATAGAGAATGTTTCCTATGTCGGTAGTTACTATCATTCAAATTCTTCTTTTAATCGTTTCTCTGCATATAAAGCGGCACCACTCAAAACATCAAACCCCTTGGATTCCACGAATGAAGCGTATTCCGCTTCGTTTTTCAGAGTTAAACCGCTTTCATCAACATCGTAATCATTGGACGTTCTCAAAATCAGTGTGCGATCTTGATAATCGCCGTGTTCCTCTGCGTACTTCACGGCTTCATCGCCCACATCAATCATCTTCTTCTCGACTTCCCATTCCCCTTCATCGAAGAAATCTTCTACATCAGAGAAATCAAAATCTACATCCATAATTCCGAGTAGTTAAAGTAGTTCATACTCTTCACCGTATAAACCTCGCCTTGCCCTCTCAAATTATCGCCATCCATGCAACGGACCTCATCCCCTGCCTTGACAGTGATTCTCTTCTCACACACCACATGGTAGTTAGGACGATACACAGAGCCATTATCGGATGAAAACTCCTTTGTAGTGTTGTTATCACATCGGCACTTGCATACATCCTGCCAGCTTTCACCACCTGTTCCGGGAATAGGTCTTCCGAACTCATCCTTATCCATTGGAGTGATTACCTTTACTTGTAATATGTGTGGGACGAATATCATAAGAAAGTGCATTTAGATTTGTTGCTCAACTCGTCTTTCAAACCGTACTGCTTACACAGTAACGAATAGTAATCCTTGACGCCCTGAATATTCCAGGACATGGAAAATCCGCTTTCACTGATTGATGTAGCACGAAGTAATAGAGAGGGGATAAACCGAGCGATAGATACGTGTACACGAGTATGGTTATCGGGGGCTATCTCACCCTCTCCGCTTATCTTCGAGTTCAGACACATATCCAAAAGGTCAGCCTCCGACAATTGAATGCCGAAGGTCTGGAACTTCTGTTGTATGTAGTCGTTTACTGTCATCTTAGTATGGTGTAATCAATCTACTATATGCAGTATGGCTATAATGTGTGCAGTACTTCGACTTATAGATGTATCTAAACGGACATTTAGGGATTGCAATCTGTTTCCCTTGTGTAGCCACGTTAATTACACTTTGCATAGCCGGACTATCCGTTACCAGCATCACTGGCTGCGATTCAGTCAGCATAAAGTAATTTATCGGAGCTGCTTCAAGAGTGATACACTGAATGTCCGGCAGACCAATATCTGCCGAAGGGGTTACACACTCACATTTGGGAGATTCAACACTTGATGCTTGGGCACTTAACGAAACCAAAGACATCATTAAAAAAACGCACATGGCAAAAATAAAGTTCTTCATTTCTTTGCTGATTTATAAAATTATACAATGAAAGGGCAAGAATACTGCCCTTTTGGTTTTACGCGTTCATCGTTGAAAGGTCGAAGTTCACAATCTTATTAGGAGCGATAAATTCAGGAATCCACTCTGCCGTGTATTCCATGTATCTACCTTCTTCGTCACGATAGTTACATACGGACATCTGACCTTCAGAGGTGTTGTAAGAACGTCCCGGTACCGGGTCTGTCATTACATACGGCTTATGATGGCGCATCTTCATTACCTTGTCTGTCTGCAACAAAGTAATGCGGTCGTCGGCATAAATCTGCACGTTCTCTCCGTTCTGATTCTCTACGTAATCCTCCTTGATTTCGATTGCAGGAAGACCTATTCCCGTAAATACACTAGACGCCATTTGGTCAGTAACCAACCCAGCGTTAACCATGAACTCACGCTCGCCAAGAATCATCTTGAATTTATCACCGAACTCGGAAGCGCCTACGATGTTCTTCATGAATGTGCCACGAGACATAATCATCTTGGAGAACACACCATATTTAGCCTTCAGCTTCTGAATCTCCTGCTGCAAGTAAGAGATAAACTTATCCTTTACTGCTGCTTCTGGGGTTAAGAAGTGGAACGGCAACTCAATGTCAAGCAACTCAATGTTTTCCTTGTTGTCTGCCAAGTGAACCTGCGCCTTGCCGGTCATCAGCAATTCGGGAACAACAATATCCATACGCTTGTGAGGTGCGAGCAGAATCTGGCGATAGTCATCAACAATGAAGTCGATAATCTCCTGCAATATCGTACTCTGTTCGGCAGTATTAGCAGCATTGAACTTATCAATGATGTCCTGCAACTGCGACAAGCGCTCAATATCCATCTGGTAACGGTCGCCCAGATAAGCGATTTCAGTATAACCGCTTCCGAGAGAACGTCTTTCGCGGATAGGCTTCTGGTCGTTTTTGCCAAGAATAGAACCGGCAACAACACCCGTCACTGTCCCAAGATAAGTCTTGAAAACACGGGTTTTGGTTTCCAAGAAGTCACCGTATTGCTTCCAATAGATTGTGTCCAATCTCATCTGGAGCACACGGTCAATAATCGCCTTAACGATTGCGGGGTCTGTAAATAAAGTTTGTATGGTCAAATTCATATCTAAACTTTTAATGATTAATACTCAAACTGGAAACGACTGGTCAATCCGACCTTATCCAGTTCATGAATCGGAAGAACCAACTTACTTTCCTTTACCTCATACGCTTGCATCAAGAGAGTACAGAGAACAGCGCCATCGCTTTCAACTTTCTTCGCATCATAAAGAACGAAGTTAGCAGTGTTCTTCTTCACTGTTCCCCCTACTGCGGTGGCTTCAAATAGAACTGCATCCTTTGCGATATTCTCACCGAAAGCTGCCTTGATGGTTAATACATCGTAGGCTTTATTGGACTTGTCAATAGATGCTACTTCTGCGCCTTTCTTCCCGCTTCCAATGAACATACCTTGATAAGCCAGGGAATCTTTTGCCACCTTGATGGTAAGATTAGCATCTCCGGTTGTGTAGGCTTCTACCACCTTTACATTGCGCACCGGGACAAGTGTACGCTTCTTCAAATCCGCTTGTACCGGAGTAAAAACGGGTAAAAACGAGCCTACCACAAGGTTGGTAATATCCAACTTCCACGGCCCACTCTTTCGCACCCCAGTTTCAACACGGTAAAACTCTTCCGGCTTGTAATCCGGTTTCAAGTCATAATGTGTACCTGCTGCCATTTAATTTACTTTTTAGATTCAACAATAGTTTTTGTTCCCTCTGAAATCATGTTGGCGATAGATTCAGCTTCTTTCTCAATCTTTGCTTCTGCTGATTCGGGAGGGGTTGCACCGCTAAAGCCGATATTAGCAAGTTCTTGTTTTGCGTCCTTGAAATATGTATCCAAGTCCGCGTCATCGGGAATTGCATAACGCTTCGCGAATGTTTCGGGAATACCGTACTCCTTAGCCTTTGCCAAAATCTGCTCTTGCCGGGTAGCCTGCGTTTTCTCCGTCTCGAATTGAGCGAGCTTCTCGGAGAGAGGTTTAACGGCAGCGCTCACTGCATTGGCAATGATTGTTGCCATATCATCTTGTGGAGAAGGCTGCGGTGTCGGTTGTGGCGTTGGTTGGGGATTAGGGTTCTCGACTGGCTTACCGTCCTTCAAACCGTGCTTCTTCTCGTAGTTGGTTACTGCGGAAGTGACAGCGGAATTAGCCCGGAAATCACCATAACTGTTTAACACGTCCGGAAAGCCAACACCCTCAACAATGGAGGTTACCTGACTTGCGTCCGTTACACCCTCTGCCTTTTTAGTGGCAATTCGGGTTAAGATAGCAGTGTCCACCCCAGAGAATTTCTGTTGTAGTCCTGCCAAGATTTGTTCTAAAATTGTCATACCGTATGAATTTGATTTATAAATTTCTACGGTAAATTTCGCTATTTATAAAGAGGGTGAGAAATAATCAGATAGGTGATACACGACAATGAAACGATTGTCGTAAAATGATATAAAAAAGGCGTGATTCCATTTGGTTCACGCCTAAATATAGTAAGATAGTATGCCTAAAGTTTTACTTCTAATTCTTGACCTCCCAAATCAAAGTACAGGTTTTGAAGTTGGTGGAGGGATTTCACTTGTATATTGTAATCGACTCCCTTCAAATGGAAATCTGCGTCCAACTCAAACAAGGGGCTATAATAAGTGACAATTCCCCAAGTATGTTTTTCAAATCC